ATGACACACATCCAACCCCAAACCATACCCGGTGCACGTTACGACATTACGCAAACGTGCGCGCTGCTTGGTATCCACCGCAATTCATTGCGCATCTACACCGAGAACAGGGATATTGTCGCCGAGTATCATGCCCCAACGGCGCGGAAACTCTATACCGCGGAAGAGATTCAGCGCTTTTGGCTAAGCACCGTAAAGTTAGGATAAAGATATATGCTGCCGGTAAAGTACGAAACACCCCGAGAAGGCGTACAGGTACTCCTTTCGGGATCCAGACATGAATACAAGCTCGATTGTTCCTTTTGGGCAATTCGTGCGAAAGCGTTTTTCGCCACACTCGAAAAAGAGTTCAGAGTCGAACGGGTGAAAAACGAAGATGATGGAAGTAGCGTCGTCTACTTCAAGATGAATAAAGAACAAGCAGACCGGCTTGTTGAACAAATGCAAGATATTGTCGAAGCGACACTCTATGATTTATGATTACAACCGAACAACTATATGCGGGTACACGTGACGGGCTGGACATCATCCTTTCCGTGTACCCGCAGGCAGAAGTTTGCGTGAACAACCCCAAGGCGAAGTTCAAAGCTCGAGAAACCGAACGAACCCCGTCTGCAACTTTGATTGCAAGCACTGACAAGAAAGGGAACCGCGTTTGGAAGGTGGTAGATTACGGAGACGAGGGGCACGCACTTTCGCCGGTCGACATCTGGATGAAAGAACGGGGAGTGAATAGATTCGGCGAGGCTGTACTGCAGATCGCAGATTTGTTCAACATACGTTCTGAAATCAACAAGACGACCAACCGTGCCGAGTGGGAGGAACGACCGGCAAAAGCTGATGAAGCGGAGGGGCAAACGGTATTCGAACTCATGGAGGAGATACCGGAGCCATGGCTGAAGGTTTTAGGGCCAAAGGTAACTCGGAAGGTGGCAGAACGTTTGCACTGGCATGCTGCCAAGTATGTAGGCTATGTCAAGAACCGTGTGGTAAAATGCGAGTACTCCAATGAGAATTACCCTATTCTTTTGAGAGAATGCATTGTCCCCGCACAAGGCGAGGAAAAAGGTCGCACATTCTACAAAATATACAAGCCGCTCAACCCGGACAAGGCGTTTCGCTTTTCGTACGCGCCGAGAGGAGAAAAGCCGAGGTTTTATATCAATGGACTCGAAGAGCTCAGGAAGCAGTGGAGAGAACTCAATGACAGACTTGAGCGCGAATGGAATTCAGACCCTACCAATGAGAATATTCCATACAAAGAGACTAAAATCTCGGAGGCGGTGATCTGCAGTGGAGAACGAGACGCCTTGTGCTGTAAAGCCATGGGATACGCCCCACTTTGGTTTAACTCGGAGACTTATCGCGTTTCGGACGCGGAATTTCGCGAGATCACAAAGTATGCCGAGACGATATACAACATCCCAGATCTCGACGCCACAGGCAAAAAGAAAGGGTGCGAAATGGCGCTGAGATTTATTGACGTGAAAACGGTTTGGCTACCTGAATGGCTTACCACTTACAAAGATAACAGGGGACGGCCGAGAAAAGATCTTCGTGACTGGATGGAGTTGAGAGGTGAGATTGCAGACTTCAAGGATCTCCTTTTGATGGCGACACCGGCCAAATTCTGGTGCGAGAAAATCAATGAAAAGAAGAATAAAACAGAATACTGGATCCAGACGGTTTCACTTTTGGCTTTTCTGAAACTCAATGGATTTCGCAGGTTAAAGGATAAAGATAGTGATGTCATAAGGTATGTTCAAATCAAAGGCACAACCGTGCGAGAGATTAAGCAAAGGGACATCAGAGACTTTGTTCTACTTTGGGCGGAAGAACACGCATTGAATGCTGACATCCGAGAAAAGATTATAACTTCGCCCAAGATTGCAGGTTCAGTAGTCTTAGAGCGTCTTTCGGAAGTAGACTTAGATTTTTCAACTTGTACAGCAGACTCACAGATATTCTACTTTAAGAAGAATGATCTGCAGAACGTTGCAGTGGAAGTTACAGGTGAAGGACTGAAGGAACATCTAGACGGGGCGACATTTGGCCGATACGTTTGGGAAGAGAATGTCATTCCACACAGGTTCACTAAATTGGAGGACATGTTTGAAATCACATCATCTATTGATGAAACCGGGACAAGAGTTTGGGATATTGACGTGAAGAATACATCTTCTCCCATGTTCGGGTATATCATCAATACTTCGAGAATACATTGGAGAAAAGAAATTGAAGAACGATTTGCTACTTCAAAAGAACGAGCAGCATACCATGAAGCCCATAAATTTGACATAGCGGGCGAAGGGCTAAGCGATACCGAAATACAGGAGCAGAAATTGAATTTGGTAAACAAAATCTTTTCAATAGGCTACATGCTACACCGTCACAAAGACCCGTCAAGAGCTTGGGCACCCCAAGCCATGGACAATAAAATAGGTTCTGATGGTGAGTGTAACGGTAGATCGGGAAAGTCCTTTCTCTTCAAAGCGTTCGAACATTTCATGAAGCAGATTAAGCTTTCGGGAAGAAATCCGAAGCTTATGGACAATCCCCACGTATTTGACCAAGTTGATAAAAGTACTGACTTTATACTGGTCGATGATTGTGCGCAATATCTTTCGATGGGTATCTTTTACGATATCATTACAGGGGCGTTGACGGTAAACCCAAAGAACAACCGATCTTTCACAATCCCATTTCACAAAGCACCCAAGATGGGATTCACTACAAATTATGTCCCAACAGACTTTGACGCCTCTACGATGGCACGCTTGCTACCTATGGTATTTTCGGACTACTACCACGAACGAGCACTAGAAAACGACTATCTTGAGAATAGGTCTATTCGCGATGATTTTTTTGGGCGTTCTCTACTAACAGAAGGCTATCCGGAGAGCGATTGGAATCGTGACATCAACTTTTTCATGCAATGCTGTAGATTCTATTTAAGCGTCGTTGAAAAGGTCGATAAGATTTTACCACCTTTGGGCAATATCCTACAGCGTAAGTTTAAGGCTGACATGGGTGAGAACTTTGAAGACTGGGCGTTGACGTACTTTGCTGAAGAAAGTGGCAACCTTGATTGTTTAATCGTCCGAAGTTTGGCCTTTGAGAACTACACAAGGTTTGCCGGTAATTTGGGTAACAGATACACGATGAAACGCTTTACCAAGCAACTCAAGTCGTTTGTAACATTGTCCGAGGAGATATACATGATGAACCCACCCGAACTTTGTAACTCGCAAGGGCGAATTTCGCGAAGAGTGGACGGGAAGTTAGTTGACGTGATATATTTACGCTCTAAGAGAGCACAAGAAGCGAGAGAGCTTGTAAATGATTCTTTCAGCCCACCATATAAGCCAGTTCTAAATTAGAAGAAACGCGTCATGCAAGCAGCATGGCGCGTTTTATATATATTTGGCGTATTAGACGCGAGGGGCACAGTTCGCAGCACTTCAAAGGGATAGATTAAAAAAATAGATACCCCTTATTTTGTACTATTTATTTGTATCATCGTATCAGGGAAAGAAACAGGAAGTATAGATACTTCTAAATCAAGGTTTTAATAGGTGATACAGAACTGATACAAATCCGTTACAGAACTGATACAAAAGAACGAGGAACTGTATCAAGGGGAAGTGTATCGGAGCAAATTGAGCCGTCAGAGCATAGTGTTTGAGTGGATCGGTGTTCTTTCATTGATTTGTATCAGTCCTATCTAATTGAAATACAGTGCTGATACAATGATACAGAAAAATAGGGTGAAACCGACCTATCTAAAAAAAGCGAGTGAAAAGAATTAGATGGAGATAGGACACATATATACGAAAAAATATCGTATCTTTGTCTTTGTAATAGTTTGATTATGAAAGATATAACGACGGAGTTGACAGTTCCTCCTTACTTGTTTGATTGGCTTGTTAATAAATATGGTAATCCGTTACGATTCCCCGCGAGATCGCCCCATAATGATTTACTACATGCGCTGGTGGCTGTAGCGAGACCAAAGCAAGGAGGGGAGGAGGTGGAACAGAAAAGAGGCATGACTTTGAAAGTCGTGTTACCTAATAGGAGTAGACACAAGCCCGAGCACTACCATCATTTGTCGAAAGCAGCCAAGATCATATTTACAAGAGATCTCAAGCGCTTTTTTAGATTAGACTTGACGGCATTCGTACTCAATACTGCTTCCAAAGGCTGCTTGACGCTGGAAAGCCTGGAACAGTGGTGCAAGAGTCACGGTATAAGGATCACCCACCGCGACGCAGTCAAGCGGATATATTACCGCATGAAAAAGCAGTTGGAGGAGCAAGGTATCTTATTACCGCCGAAATTTCCCAAATCGTTGCAGTCATAGCGAGCGCCCTGTCAAGACGATAACAACAACAACAACAACGCCCCCACGTTCAATTTACGCGGGGGCGTTGTTCATTCTACTCTTCGGTGGTATTTTTCGCCTGTTCCTCTAAATAGCGATGGTAAAAGCGGATAGCGTCGGACACGAATGCAGTCTTGTATAAGTAGCTATCATAGATTTGCAACGCGTCTTCTGGTAGGCCGATTGTGATTTTGCGTGCTACTGTACGCGGGCGGCCTTTGCTTGGAACACTACCAAGCGGACTTTTTGGGTGTTTTGTTTGCTCCATAATGTTTTAGTTGGTAAATTTGCACTGAACCTCAAAGATTTCAAGAGTGGGCGGGGTTTCCCCCGCCCTTGCATTAGGCTTTATAGGTGAACGTGAACGTCCATTTGCCAAAGCAAATCTTGATTGAAATTTTCATATCGCGAAAATTTGAGGTTAGACATCGCTGACAGCCTCGTGCTGAAAGCGGCAATTTTGAGAGTCATCACCTCTCTCAATTGCAATACAAAGATACGATTTTCTTTCTAAATAAGCAAGCTTTCGGCTTGATAATTAGAGAGTTATCGTATCTTTTTTTTGGCTTGCTTTTATCTTGATCGGAGTGTGCGGCAACCTCTGGGTTTTAATGCATATTTAGCTTTTTTTTGGCGCTCATGAGCCTCGAAGCGTAGGGCGCCAGGGGGGTGCATTCGCACAAAGGCCGCACTTTCGTGACGGCCTTTCGGGAACAAACGGCTAAAAACCAAAGGAATAGGGCAAAGCAGAGCCGGAAAGACTGAAAAACAGAGTTTTTTGCCTTTCTCTTTTGCCCTATTCCTTTGGTTTTTAGCCGTTCGGGACGTTTTGGGGCGCCTATGTCCACCCTTTCGGGATGAACATAGGTACCCGCCCCAAAACTTGAAAGAGGAAGGATCATGATCCATATTTTTAGCTGCTGAACTGGTATATCCGTTCAGCGGCTTTTGTCATTTTTTGCCCACGCGCGTTCTCCTATCTTTGCGCTAAATCGAAAACGCAGAAAATGGCAAGAAAATACGATATCAACATTGAGGGCGAAATTGGCTATTGGATCACAGGAGATAGTGTGCGCAAAGCCATGCGACCTTATGGTGACAATGAGATTAAGGTGCGCATTTCATCGTTAGGCGGCAGCCTTTCCGATGGTTTGGATATCTGTACGCTCTTTCGCGGCCATGGAAAGGTAAAGGTTTATCTCAGTGGTTTTGTCGCATCGGCCGCGACAATCCTCGCAATGGGAGCGCACTGCATAGTGATGGCACCGGAAGCGGTCATGCTGGTACACAACTCGTCGATTCTTCTTTACAACTGGGAGAGGGTAAACAAGGAAGCAATCGATAAAAAGAAAGAAGAGCTGGAGAACCTTCGCAAGACGCTTTCCACCTTTGACGACTTGATTGCAAATATCTATTCTGCACGCACAGGGAAGAGCGTTGAAGAGATGGCAGCACTCATGAAAGAAGAGCGATGGATCACGGCAAAGGAGGCACTCGAAATCGGACTGATCGACGAAATCGACAAGTATGATGAGAGTGCCACCGGGCAGGAGGGGATCACGGCCACCGTGACAGCCATGTGCAGCGAATACGGTTTGCCGGTGCCACCGCTCCCAATTGTTAGCGAACCCTCAATGATTGAACGCGCGCTGGCAAAATTAGGTTTCGGGAAGAAAAACGATGACGTGCAAAATAAAAAACACTGTTTGATAATGGATAAGACAACACACCCCAACTTGTTGAACGCTTTGGGCGTTGAACAAATCACAGCCTCGGAGAAAGGCGTGATGATTTCGACCGCACAGGCCGAAAAACTCAACAACGCGCTCGCAACGGCAAACACGGAAGTGGACGACGCGAAAAAGCAGGCAGAAGAACTCAAAAAGCAAAACACCGAACTGCAGGCAAAGATTGATAAGCTCCAAGAAGAGATTAAAGCGGCAGCCGGTGCAGACGGAGATGAGACGAAACAGGTCAATGACACCGGCAATCAACCGCAGGACGATGAGATTACAACGGCGGCGGCAAATGCTAAAGCCCAACTCGAAAAAATTAAAGGACTGCTCTAAGAAGAGACGACATAGTCCGAATTTATAACAGACAGATCAATAGAATATGAGCTTTAAACTCACACAGGACGATCTCAAGAAATCGGCGACCACCTATAAAAAGCAGCTCCTGGTTACGCCCATCATCAGCTGCGAAGAAACTTTGCAACACATGACTTCTCGCCCCGGAGTGGCAGGTCGTGAAATCGTGTCGGAATTGGGTGGAAATATCGAACTCGGCCCCTACGATCCCACCCGAGTGGATAACGACGGCGTGAATGCCAATGCACGTACGCTGGAAACATTCCTCGGATCGGTAGTGAAGCGGTTTGACGTCAACACCGCGGCAACCACCGTTTGGGGCGAACTTGTGGCACAGGGCATACAGTTGACAACAGCAGATTTGGCACTGCAGGTACTTACGTACTTGTCCGGAAAACTGGGTCAGAAACTCAATGAAGCGATTTGGGCAGCAAAACGCAACGATTCGGGAACCACAACCAAAGACTTGTTTAACGGTTTCGATACCATCACCAAACAAGAAATTGACAACAGCAATATTTCCACATCGAACGGAAATCTTTGGGAGTTTGCAGAACCCATCACGAAGACCAATGCCGTCGATATTCTGATGGACTTTTATGAGGGGGCGGCCGAAGAATTGCAAGGCGCGAAAACAAAGCTCTATGTGCCTGTCAAGGTATATCAAGCCTATAATCGTGATTATGCTACCCGCTTTGGTGGAACTCCTTACAACAAAGAATTCTCGAAGACGTTCCTCGAGGGAACGCAGAACCTTTGTGAGCTGGTGCCTTTGGTTTCCAAAAAGGGGTCAGGCTATCTGCATTTGACCACGAAGAGTAACATGCTGTATGGATATGGCGCCGGGCTGGCGAAGGAGAATATCGCAATCGAAAAACACCACGAGTTTCTGCTCTCATACGTGGCAACAATGTTTTTCGGAACGGAGTTCGAATCTATTCAGAAAGAACGCCTGTTCGTCGGCAAACTGCATGCTTAACCCTCAAAGACAACATCATTATGGCAAACAAATGCAACGGAATTCCGACTCTCACAGAAAGTTTGGTGCACTGCCAAGGTAGCAGGGTGCAGCCAGGCTTGAGAGATCACGTCTATGTCATCTCAAAACGCGACGTCGTGAAGTGGCCAAAACGTGTTTTGGCCACAGACAGCGGGGCTACCATGGAGAAACTTGCAACATTGCAAGGCGATTTCGTGCTGAAGGCGGATAAGAAGTGGAAGCGTATTGACGTGATTGACAGTAAAGCGCAGCTTGAATCCGATATGACCGGAGAAGAGCCGTCTAAACTTTACGAGAATAAGCTGACATTCCTTCACCCCGGAGTAGAGGAAGCTGCCACCGGTTTCTGTCAGTTGGCTGCTGAAGATAAGTTCATTTTCCTGTGTGTGCAACGAAACGGAAAGACGCGACTCGTGGGATCGGAAATGTACAGCACAGAAGTAAAGCCCAAACTTTCAAGCGGAGAAGGCTATTCGGGCGGTGGAACAACGATTGAAGTCATTGCACGAGATATTTCGCCCGCACCTTTCTACACTGGAAAAATCGAAGAAGACGAGGGCTCTATTTCAGGAGCCACCGACGAACCCACTGCAGCGGCTGCTGTAGGATCACATGCCTGATTATGGATAAGGAATTTACAGAAAGCCTTAAACGCTGGCTTGAAACGCCGCGAGAAGAACGCGACGTGAGAGAGGGGGCGGAGCTGCTTTTGCGGATCAACGGCAACCGCCACATTTATAATTTGGCGATGAACCGCCCGGAGGCCGCACACGATCACGTGGAGTACGACTTGAAGAAGTTTCTGCAAATTCGGCTCGACGGGCATACGGTAGAAAGCATTCGTGAGATGGAACACGAACTGCTCCCCAAAGTCCGCTCTCTTATCCCACCGCCCGAAGAGGAAACGGAAAGCGAGCTCTCTGAAGACGACACCGTAGAAGAAACACCCACCGCCCCGAATGCCCACAGAGGACGCCGCCCCGATCACGATGAACTCCCCGAGCATATCCGAGCGATTTACGACCGCGGTGGAGAACTCTATGAAAAGATCAGACGAACTTTCACAGAGTTGCAAGACCTGGAAAAAGCCCCGCCGTGTGATCGCTACGAGAAGATAAAAATCTTAGAGGGGCTTTATGAAGAGTACATCGCCGGCTGGGATGAATACGACGCGTATGGCACCGCCGACGAAGACGAAGAAACAACTGAACCGGAAAATCCGGGCAACGAGGCGAAAAGAGTGGCAGCCGCACGCAAGTTTATTTCAGCCCATGTGGCAAAACTCGAGCAGCTCCTTAAGACCGAAGAGCCCGCGCCCGACGAAATTGAAGAGGAACGCCGTCAAATCACGGAACGAATCAATCTGATCGTGGAAACCGGCGGTAGTTTCAAACCTGATTTCGCCCAACGGTTGAGAGATATCGGGGTGGAAATGCCAACAGAGCAGCCCACCGCCGAATGAGTTAGAGATTGATTTATGAATTTGCTTGCACGGGGTGGACGTTGTGATAATGTTCGCCCCGTAATTTTCAAAGACGACAACTATGATAGAAGATAAACCGGAAATACACAACCCACGCGACGAACCTTTGCAGCTGTTTATTAGCGATAAGATCCAACTGGGTGAAGTCATCGAACGTCTACTGCAATTCACCGGGAAAGCCAATGTGCTGATCGCCTCGTTTTCGGTGGGGGAAGAGTTCACGCGAAAAATACATGCGCTGAAAAAGAAAGGACTCATCGGGCGAGCCGATCTGTACATTGATATGAAGGCAGCGGAAAAGACCGCGAGAACAAGAACTTTCACGACAGCTGTTTTTGACACGGTGAACTATTGTGCCAACCACGCGAAAGCCGTGGTAATAGAGGGGACGGAGCAGTGCTGCACCGTGATCACTTCACAAAACGGCACGCGCGGCACAAGAAACGAGGTATATAACCATTACAAACAAGAGGACTTTTGCGGAATATGTGCGAAGAAAATTTCAAAACATCCCAACTTTTCAACTTAAATGATGAGTTTGATTTTTCGCTTTTCGAAAGACTCGTCAAAGCATTGACGCCGATCGCGGACATCGCGGTGCTGATGGACGTCGACGAAACGGCTTTGCGAGACGCTATTGAAGACCCAAATCAAGAAATCAGTAAAGTCTTTCGACGCATCAGAGCACAAACCACGCTCGAAATGCGAGAACGCAACATTGAGTACATGGAGGCGGGATCGCCCAGTGCGACCGAACGCGTGGCTGAGTATCTCAAACAAGCACAACTCGACTTATGAACATCACGCTGCTCGACACCGCGCAAAAATTTCTCTTTGCAGACGAGAGAGAAATGCAAGAGGCCGGGCTTTCGACGGGCACGCGGGGGAGAATGATCCGTTTGCGGGATCTTTACAACTACTGGCTGGCTCATCCCCGCCTGTTGGATAAAGATATAGTGGCGGAAATCATTCGGAGGTATCAAGTCGGAAAGTCCATGGCATACGAAGATCTGAAGGTGATCAAGTATTGTTTGGGCGCGATGAATCAGAGCACCGTGGAGTTCGAACGCTGGCAGTTTCGCCAACGGCTCGACGAGGCCTGGAATACTGCACGAGTCAACGCCGACGCCCGTGCCATGGCACAACTCGTCAATGCGCAGGGCAAGTTTATGCGACTCGACAAAGACGAAGCGGCAGCCCCGGATTACTCGACAATTACGCCGCCGTTCTTGGAAATTTCGGGCGACGTTTCTGTTGTAGGTTTTGAACCGATTGTCGACGTGGAGAAGCTCGTGAAGAAGTTGACGGCGCGCTACATTAAAGCCGAAGCGAAAGACGTGGAGTTTGAGGAAGTGGATAACGAAACAACACAATGAGAAAGTATCTGAATCAGATAGAGGAAATCACCGCCGAAGAGGTGGAGGCTTGCATGCCCACCGCAACGGCCGACGGCTTTCACGCGGCATTTGCCCGTGAGCACACTCCACGCACAGAAACATTCTGTTTGACCGATATCGCAGAGGCGGAAGTGACGGAGAACATCGAAAACGGTTTGCGGCTGCACACTACCAAAATAACAGCGCGCTGCAGCGTACGCCACTCCCTCACAACGGCCGTCGCTTTGCGACTCACAGACACGGAAGGAACGCAATGGCTCGTGGGAGGCGTAGGAACGAACAAACCGCTCATCACCACAGAGCAAATGCACCCGGGAGAGTATGAATCACCCACCGTGGTGCAAGTGAATGTGATATGGACGGGGATCTTTCCCCTGTTAGAATTGATTTAATAGAAGAGGATATAATGATGGAATTCCTTGAATGGTTTGGTGAAGTTAATTGGCTGTTCCTGAAACAGAATGCCGGACAGCACACAGCGATGATTACATGGGGAGCCGGTTTTCTGCTCAGTTTGGTGCTCGTTGATTTGGTTTCGGGCGTATACAAGTCTATTAAGAACAAGAAGAAAATCGTATCGTCGAGGTTGAGAGATACCGGTAATAAAACGGCAATCTATCTTGTCATCTACATTATTCTGGCTCAACTGGACATGATGGCATGCACAATTTTGCCGATCCCCATATTCTGTTTGGGGTGTGTCATTGTCTGTGGCGGTGTGGAGTTGAAGAGCATTTTTGAATCTGCAGAGGATAAGGCGAAAATTGAGCAGCAAAAGAATACGGTGCGCGTCGTTTTGGAAAAGACCAATGAGATCCCCGGACTGCCGGGCTTCATTTCGCAGGTGCTATTCCAATTCTTGAAAGACGCAGACAGCGGACAGCCCGCGGAGAACAAGGACGAGCTGATAAAGAAACTCGTCGAGCAGCTTGAACAAGCGAATAGAAACAAAGAAAACGACGTAACTCAATAGGGACTATGGCAACATTGCTGGAACGAGCCGAACAAATTCGGGACGAGGTACAAGAGGCGGCGAATACGGCGCAACGCGTCGGACAGCTGCTTATTGATTTGATTACGGAGATGAAGGGAGCTGACAGTCGCTATCTTTCGGGAATACGCCCCGACACAGCACATGCTCCCATCCATTTTGCGCAAGGCCTGACTGCGAAAGAAGTGCGCACAGAAGGAACGGAGCAAGTACAGGAACAGTTGCTCGTCGGTGACTTCCTTTCGGGACAAAGTGGGGCGCGTATCAATAAGGACGGTGCAGCGGAAGTGGAAACCCTTACCGTACGTTCGCGGCTGGAGGTGGCTGAAATGCAAATCAATCGTCTCACTGCTGTGGAGGGCGACTGGCTGCTCACAGAAAGCGGGACGGTGGAACAGGTTGAACAGAGAGGCACGCAATGGGTGTTGACTATGCGCCGCCGATTTGAGGGTGACATTACGGCTTTCGCTGTTCACGACGTGATTAAAGGTATCGTAAGCACAGCGGCTGTCAGAGCCTTTCGCCCGAACACGCCTTTGCCCACCCCCGAAACGGCACTTTACGCCGTGGCATGGTTGAGAGTCGAAAGTGTTGATATCAACGATAATTCGATTACTTGCTCTTTGTATGACAACGCCGACGTCCCCGGTGGAGCAAATATGCAACCGTGCGAGGGGATGAATCTTGCACGGTGGGGGAACACGAGTATCGCAGAACGCCGGTCGTGCTTGTATCTCTCATCGCGGGAGGGACGTATCATGCACTTGCAAGGAGTAACCGCCCCGAAAATCACAGCTGAGCACCAACGAGCGTCCTTTGGCACTTTGCCCGACTTCTTGAAAGCTGAACTGGGTGAAGTCGTGGACGGCAAGGATGACTATTTGTTTGCGCGCGGGCTGGTGGTGCAGGATATCATTCGGCTGGACGCCAAGGCGAATCCTATTCCTGAAATTGTGGATCGGGGTAACTGGACAAAGGGAGCGAAGTATTTCGGGGGCACTCGCAACCCAACCACAAGACGTTTTGAAATAAGCGAGGTATGGCGAGAAGGAGCCCGGTGGAGGTGCACCACAACGAAATCCAAAGGTACAACAGAACCACCGACCCCGAACTCTACACACTGGACGCTTATTCAAGCGAGACCGAAGGACGGGAAAGACGGGGGGAATTACAAAACGAACCTTATAGATAATAGTTCTTTTCAAGAAGGAATAAAGGGGTGGGATTCCGAACAAATAGAGGGAGTTTTTGAAGACGGGCTATTTAGTCCGGTAGTAGGGACAAGGGCGATTAAGTTTGAAGTGAAAAGTTTGCGAGAACATGATTACGCCGGGATCTCTCAAGAACTTTCATCATACGATTTGCCACCGAGTACAATTTGCACATTAAGCGTTTGGGTAAGAGCCACATCTGACTTAAGGCAAGCGGCAATTATCGTGGCACCCAATTTGGATTCGCGCCCCTGGGCTGGTAAAGACATCGTAAAAGGACAAGAAGGGTGGCAGCGCAATGTCCTTAAATTTACAACGCCGCGAGACGTAGGAGGAAAGCCGATACGAGTCTACATGTTGCTCTACAATCAAGAGGAGAACGCAACTGTCTGGTTCGCCGCCCCTAAGCTCGAAATCGGAGACACCCCCACCGAGTGGACAACGTCGGAGAACGACCGAAAGGGCGAAAAGGGCGCCCCCGGCAAGGACGGCAAGAGCAGCTACACGCACGTGGCGTATTCTGCACAGCCCGATGGGAGCGGCCTCTCATTCGATCCCAAGTATAACACTTACATTGGGATATATACAGACGACAACCCAAACGCGTCAAAAGACCCCAAGCGCTACGTTTGGGCGCAATTCAGGGGAGAAAACGGGGCGCCCGGCCGAACGAGGTACTTGCACATCGCCCACGCCAACGGGCTCGGCGAGGACTTCAAAGACTTCACCACATCGAACCCCGACGGTCGCAAGTTCGTTTATATGGGTGTGTGTGTCGACGAGAACGAACCCGACCCCACCGATCCGAAGGCCTATCAGTGGACAGAGGTGGAAGGCAAACAAGGTTTGCCGGGCGACCCGGGCGCCAATGGCAAGTCGAGCCACATGCACGTAGCCTATGCCAACAGCGCCGACGGGAAGAAAGATTTTACGACCACGCCGGGCGGACGGAATTACGCCTTTATCGGAATGTATACGGACTTTGAGGAAAAGGTGTCGAAAGATCCCGCGCGCTACGTTTGGGCGAAAGTCGAAGGCAAACAAGGTTTACCGGGCGACCCCGGGGAACCAGGCACAGCCGGCCGGGGCATTGAACGTATCGAATCCTTTTATCTGCTCACGGCCGATGGAACCGTCCCCGGACACGACGTACGTGGCTGGAAGAGCAAACCGGACGTGCCAACGTCGCAAACGCCGTGGCTTTGGACGTATGAGCGGGTCGTTTATTCAGACGGGAACAGCAAACAGAATACAGTCCGTTTGGTTACGCGGCTGGGTAAAGACGGAGCCGAAGCTGAACCCACACGCCCCAATCTGCTTGACGGGACGGACTTTCATCAAGCCGGAGCGTGGGAATCTGGTCTCAACGGCACACACGCCAAGACTGAGACGGCGAAAGACGTACAGCCCGCCGTTACAGGGTGTGGAGTGCTGAGAACGGTGGTGGAACGTGGCGCCGTGGGTGAAGAGTACGCGCAATTCTCGCAGCGCATACCGGTGGACTTAATCGCGGGGCTGGACTACACATTTTCGGTTTATGTCCGTGGTAGCAATACCGGCTGGTTGATTGTCTTTCCCAATTCGGGCGAGCATTTTCGCCTTTCGGCAGCAAAGCCCGGGGCGTGGCAAAGATTGTCGATTTCATTTAAGGCGAGAGCTGCAAAGCCCGGAGAGGAAAACCGCGCTTATTTACGCTGCTGGCTGAAAAACGCCGACAATGCACAGCGACACGAGGTGCTATTTTGCGCTCCCAAATTGGAAGAGGGCATAACGGCCACGCCATGGTGCTTGTCTGAAAACGATAAAGTGGGCGCCTCCGTGCAAAATCGTGGCTATTGGGACGCGTTTGCCGAAGGGACGGTATTTCGGGGACGCAACAGGACGGGAGGCGGTTATGAGGACGTGGTGACTGTCTTGACGCCCACGGGGACGCAAGAAACATATCGCTGCACCCGCACGCATGCCAAAGCGGGAAACGAGACGCGCCCCGGTGCCAATTCTCCTTACTGGAAAAAGGGAGACTCTTTTGAGATGGTTAGCACGCGCCTGCTGTTAGCCGGAAGTGCACAAATAGACAATCTCTCAACGGGGAACATCTCAGAGGATCGCATGGTTACCGCCGGCGCGGAAATGAGATTTTACGCCGCAGGCTGTAAGCACCCGGGACTCGTTTTTGGATATAGATCTGATACCCAAAACAGACGATTCCCGGTAATGCAATGCTTTGACCCCGAAACGGGAGCACTGCTCTATGATTTGGGACCTGAAGGGATATTTGCCAATGCACGCAGAGTGGCTGGCGTATGGACACCACTGCAGATGATTCGCCTGACAAGATTCACTACGATTTCGCAACTCTACAACTGGTTAATGCCCGGTACGGATAACTCGGATGATCAGGATATTCAGCAGATGAAGGTGGAAAGCCCCTATTTTTCCGAAAATGGTCAGGAATATCCACTTTATCAATTCGGGCATGGAGCTTACTATACAGAGGGCTGGAGTGAGTTCAGACGAGCAGACGGCAGCATGCACAAAATCTTTGAGAGTTCGCGCACGTCGACGCCGACCGAAGATTACCCCGCCGCCTTTTGGTTCAACCCGTTGGAAAATAATTTCTCCACGACGGCAACTCCTGAAAACGCGTTGATAGACGAACATGGAGCGGCGACCGGCGATATCAATGCGACGCGGGTGGAAGATGGCTGGTATTGTTCACGTGTTTGCCCTATACGAGTTGAAATACCGGATCATCAAGTCACAGTCAATCAACGACCGCAGAATGTAAAACTGTACGCAATCGACCTTTGGAAATTTCATGCCGGGAAAAAGGTGGAGACGGGGACGACCTATTTCGTCGACTACGATTTGGATAACAATGCAAACGCAGCCGACGACGGCCGAGCACACAAAGGACGCAACAACAGGGGACTCATCCACGAGGACAGCCGAAACATTATCAATAATCACAAAGCGATTTTTGAGATACAAGGCTTTGAGTCAAGAACAAACACGAGTATTAAACCACAACAAAATTGATTATGCCAAACATCAATCCTTTTTTGCGCCACTTGCTGCGATTTGAAGCCGGCGTAGAGAACAAAAACAAATCAACGGACGCACTGTTTGAAAAAGCCCGTTTGCAGGGCTTTGCCAACGACCCGGACGACCGCGGTGGAGCCACGATGATCGGGGTAACACTCGCAGCTTTCACCGCATGGAGAAAATCTCAAAAACGACCCACACCGACGGTGAAAGAATTGAAGGCGATTTCTTATGAAGAGTGGAGAAATATCGCGGATCACGATTTCTGGCAACGCTGTAAGGCCGACGAATTGAAATCCCAATCCGTGGCAATGATGGTCGCAGACTTTACATTCCACAGCGGAGCACATGGGATCAAAGCTCTTCAGCGTGTTTTGGCGCAGAATGTTGACGGAATTATGGGGGCGAAGACTTTGGCCGCGGCCAATGCAACACCGCCCGAGACGCTGTTTCTTGCACTCAAAAACGAGCGGCTGCGATTTTTGCGTGCCATAGTGAAGAATAACCCGCGCCAACAAAAGTATCTCAAGGGCTGGATCTCGAGAGTGGAAGCGATTCCTTTTACAGACTGACATGAAGATAGATTCGAGCATAAAACTTTCACCGCTGATTCTGCTGGTGCTTAGCCTTTGCTTTTCAAGTTGCACCACCACCCGAACCGTGGAGCGGCGCGTTCTTGTTCACGACACGCTGAAAGTCAACAGAACCGACACGCTTAGATTCACGGCACTTGTACGGGATAGCGTCTATTTGCATGATAGCATCTATCTCGAAGGAGCAACCACCGTCAAAGAACGCATTAAAGAACGCTGGCACATTCGAACGGACACCGTTTGGCGGACAAAAACGGAAGCTCTTCACGCAGCGCACCGGGAGACGGCAGAACAGAAAGAAAGACGAGAACCATCGTGGGACACTGATCCTAGGTGGGTGCTGGTGCTCCTCGTGGTATGCGCGGTGCTTAATGTTCGATCAGGCAAAAAAAAGTAGCGTAAGGTATGCAGTTACTCTCATCGATTCCATCATTGACCTTTCCTGATGAGTGGGAGGCTTTGATAATATCCTCAAGCACGCCCCTGAAGTGTTTGGTAAGCGTGAACGCGGCCGTTGTGCTGGACTTGACTTTGCGCCCATATAACGGAAAAATTGTTCTCCACGACGTGGGTACGTTGATACGCGACCGCGCCGAGGGGAGAATTTCCGAGGTGAAATTGGAGGTGGTGAAGGAGGGCAACCGAACAACACTGGCAACATCATCTGTCATACCCGCGCAGCGCAGAATGGGGGAGACTGCCACGGCCTTTGCCGCAAGCTCTTTCCTTTCGCTTTTGCAAACGACCAAGATCACGCACCGTGCAGCCACGGAACGCGTGGCTTGGATCGGTAGCGATAGCGGAGTGACGGTTACCACTGTATGGTCAACGCCCAAAAGCGTTTTGACACGAGCCGAAAGTATAGCTGCACAATCCACTGACGGAGCGAGCATTGCAGACGTTTCGCCGAATCGATTTACTCCACCCACCGCGGGAGCACAGCTTTGTAGGTACATCGTGAGTTGTGGAGCCCGCCGCCGCCACTTCATTATGGCGCCGCCGGGGCTTTCTTTAGCGGGCGGAGTTGAGATCGAATACCGGAATGCATTCGGCATCATGGATACCATGCACGCATTCGGAACCGTGGAACGGAGCGCCAAACAGACGTACAAGACAGCGCGTATTTCAGGACGAACACAGAACTACCAATCTGAAGACGAAGTACAGTTGTCATGCACATTCGCGCCCCTTGCACCCGGAGACCACAGCGTGGAGGAAGTAGCCCTATCTCGTGAGGTGCGCTTGCTACCAAGCCGCGCAATGATCACACCCGTCGAATCTGAAATTAAAGAGAGCGACGATCCAACCAAAATAGGTTTGGCAACTATAAAGTTCAAAGTAGACGAAGAGGCGGCAGTCATCGACAACACAAGCACCGCCGCTCGCAGAAAGGTTTTCGACGATAGTTTTGACAATAGCTATGAGTAATCCAGAAAAGAGAAAATACCCCACGCGTATCCACCAAGCCGAGGCGCGACGTTTGTTGAGAGACGGGCAACCGCACCGCTTGAGGGTATGGGAACTCAGAACAGGAGAAATCTTGTTGTACCAGAGAGCGATCTTTCACAGTGAATATCGCAAACGGAGAAACACCCGCGTTCTGCTCCTACCATCGGGACAGATACGAGAGTTTCGGAACTATATGCTTTTTGAAATCGACGACATGAAAATTTATATGTAATGGAGACATCATTCGACTTTTGGACAATAGGCATGGACGGCGTGCAAGCCATGGTTGCAGAAGTGGGAGACACCACCGAAGTCTTTGACACAGTGGTAGGAGCCCCCAAGTCTAAAACTTTGCCCGGAAGCAATCATGAGAAATACATCCCTTTCGGCAACGACGATCAACTGCCATACGAGATGAAACGACTCATCGACGGAGATGAAGTGACAGCACAATGTCTGAATTTCAACGTCACCGCCTTGTATGGAGCGGGCGTCTACACCGGCGAGGACGACGCGCAAGCAGAACAATGGATCAGCCGACAGGCTTTGCCCATGTATGTGCTCGACCAAGCCACCGACATGCAGCTCTATTACTTTGCGGTTTCGGTCGTGATCCTTTCGGCAGACGGGAAACAAATCAACCGCCTTGTCCACAAAGAAGCCCCCTATTGTCGTTTGGCCGAGGCGGACAAGTTTGGCAAAATCCCCTTTGTCTATTATGCAAACTGGCATGGCAGCGCCCCGAAACCCGAGGAGATAGAAAAAATACCACTGCTGGACATGAGAGACCCGCTGGGAGATTTGAAAGTGCGCATGGGACTGGATGTTGATCCGAAGACCGGACGTATGAGACCGCCGACGCGTGAACGGAAATTTGCCGTCGTTTCGAGATTCCCTACAGCGGGCTGCCAATATTACCCCGTGCCTTACTGGTCGTCCATACTGCGAGGGGGCAGCTATGACGAGAAGCGTTTGATTTCCGTGGGTAAGCGCGCCAAGCTGCGAAACCACACGAGCGTGAAATACTTAGTGGAGGTGCAGAACGACTACTACAGCAGAATTTGTCAAGAAGAGGGCTTGACCGATCCTGAGAAAATCCAAGAACGGGTACGCCGAGAGAAGGAAAACATTCGCAAGTTCCTTTCGGGCTTGGAGAATTCGGATAAGGTTTGGGTATCGAAATACTACATTTCGCCCGACGGACACGAACAACGCGATATTCGCATTAACGTCATCGACGGTAAGAAGGAAGGTGGCGAGTGGGCGGAGGATATCCAAGCCGCGGCAAATACCATCTGTTTCGCCTTTGGCGTTCATCCCAACATGGTGGGAGCGGTGCCGGGGAAAGCGCAAACCAATAATAGCGGATCGGACAAACGAGAACTTTACACAATGAAGCAAGCACTCCTCAAACCGATGAAGGATATTCTGCTGACTGCTTTGCGCTTGTGTTTTGCTTATAACGGCTTTCGGGGAACACCCACGCTGCCAATGATTCAATTAACCACACTCGACGAACATCGCGACGCTAAAATTACACAGTCATGAGTATTATCACAAAACAGAAGTTCGACGCCGTCGTGCCGGCATTCCGAGACGCAACAGACAGCGTATATCGCAAAATGGTGCCACAACTGGAGCTCTACGAAAGCCGTACAGCCGAGTTTGCACCATACGAAAAGCTGAACGAACTGCGAGAACGCTACATCTGTTTGGCCGCCGCTCACAACGCGGTGCGCAGCTTGGATCTCGTTTTGACCGGATCGGGCTTTGGCGTCATCTCCACCGCTGAGAAGACCCCCGCCTCTCAAGCCCGTGTGGACGCACTGCAGAGGCAACTTTACCAAGAAGGCTCGGAAGTGTTCGACGAGTTGAGAACAATGGCTTTGACCACCGATTGGAACAAGACCCACACCGCACGGAAAATGGTGGATAGTTTCCTTTTCACCCCCACCATGCTGAGAGAATACGGGGTGACATGCGAGGAACAAGACGTTTATGCGCGTGAATACAACCGTTTGGCACCGGAACGGCACGAGGGGGGTATTCGCGTTCTCCACGAGATTTCCCCCGAGCTCTACGAGGTCATGCTGGACTGGTTGAGAGACGGCGGCGAATATCGCACCGACGACGATTCACCCCGACAACGGGCACTCCAAGTCATCTTGCAGCGAGGACGCATTCTCATGGCAAAGGATATGGTAGGCGGGGGGATAGCCAAAGCCGTCGACAATATAAGAGCGTCCTTAGCTCTTTATGGCGAACACCTCCCTGAATACACCGGCTCTGCAACCTATAGAGCACGACACAGCGGCTTTTATCAGAATGAAACAGACCACCCCACATTCTTTTTTTCCTGAGACCGTACAAGCCCATATTCCTCAAGGCTGGACAGCGCTCACAGATTTGCAGCTGCAATACCTTTGCGCGCTCATGGCAACGGAAAAATTTACCACCGAAGAGATTCAGCTGCGCTTTTTGCGCCGCTTTGCTTTCCACCGCCCCAACCCTGATATTTGGCCGCTGCTTTCTGCCAATGCTTTGCTGAAGGCGGCCGAAGCGTTGGAGTGGATAGAAAGCCCGCCCGACACGCCCATACGAGTCGAGCGGATCGGGAAGTACAAGGCGGTGGACGCGCATTTGTTTGACGGACGACTCAAATTTGGAGATTACCTGATTTGCGAGAACCTGTTCCAAGGCTGGTTGTCTTCACGAGCCGACGAACCGCTTGATCAGATGGCAAGAATTCTGTATCGCACCGAGCAAGAGGAGTATGCCGTCGACATTCGACTTTCGCCCGGGCAGCGCTATGTCGTGATCTTTTGGTGGACGGGGCTGAAAGCCGAACTCGCAAATCGATACAACGAACTCTTCAAGCGATTGCCGACCGACGCCGAGGAGTTCGACGACCTTTCACCCGCAGAGCGGCAAAGAGAGAGCACCGACGCGCAAATTCGCGCATTGACAGGCGGCGACATTACGAAAGAACCCGCGGTGATGGATACGGACACGCACAGGGCACTGACTGAACTCAATGCCAAAGCGCGAGAGGCAAGAGAGACGATTCAAAAATTCGGCAAATGAAGATCTACATGAACCGCATGCAGCGCGAGTGTTTGGCCGTAGGCGCGCGCGACACGATTGTAGTAGCCGGACGCGGCACCGGAAAAGGCTTGTTGCAAGCCGCACAGGCGCTCAACGTCATTCAGGCCATGCCGCGCAGCACATCGGCCTATGTAGCCCCCAATGCCATACGCGCCATGACAAACACTTTGCCCTCCATGACAATGCACTGGGAGAGTTGGGGCTATAAGCGCGACGTGCATTGGACGATAGGCAAGCGACCACCGAAGCACTTAGGCTGGGAGAAACCGCTGATTGAGCCGCACAGCTGGGAGAATATCATCTCCTTTTACAACGGCTCAATCATTCAAATCATTTCCCAAGACCGAAAAGGCACATCCAACTCGAAATCCTTTGACTTCCTTTTCATCGACGAGGCGAAGTTTATCAAGTTCGAACGACTCAAGGACGAAACATTCTTAGCCAACCGCGGACAGCAACGAGAATTTGGCCATTGTCCGTTCCACCATGGCATGCTCGTTACGTCCGATATGCCAATTACCAAAGAAGGCTCGTGGTTTCTCAACTACGAGGACAAGATGGATCCTGAACTCATCGCCGCGATTGTGGCACTACGAGACGAGCGTTGGAAACACCTCAATCGAATCAAGCAGTTCGGGGTCGATAGCGTGCCGGACTATTTGCCCAAACGCGTGGCACGCATTGAGCAACTACTTTCGGAACTCCGAAAGCACGCCCTCTTTTATCGCACCTATTCGACGCTGGAGAATATCGAAGTGCTGGGAGAACCATACATCAGACAAATGCAGCGCGACTTACCGCCGCTCGTCTTTCAAACGTCCGTGCTTTGCCGCCCCGTTCGTCTGCTCAAAGATGGTTTCTACTCCTCCATGAAAGAAGAGTGCTTGTACACGGCGGCCAACTTCAACTATTTAGACGCGTTGGAATACCAATTCGCCGAACTTGCAAAGGTCGACAGCCGTGTGGACGACGACCTGATACCCGACGCACCGCTGTATATAGCGTTCGACTTCAATCGCAATATCAACTGGCTGGTGGTGGGACAGATCGACTTCGAGCTGGGACGCATGAACACCGTCAAGTGTTTTTTCGTCAAGTACGAGCGCAAACTGGTCGAACTTGTCAACGACTTTTGCGACTACTACGAGAACCGCCCCAATAAGGAAGTCGTGTTCTATTACGACAGCACCGCCCTCGGCTCCAATTACGCCGTCAATGATATCGACTTTCGCCGCGTCATCGAACAGACCCTCAGAAAACGCCGCCGCAGCGTGCAGAGCGTCTATATCGGGCAGCCCATGAATCACGCCGAAAAGCACCTACTCATCAACCGAGGTTTCCAAGGACAAGGACACCTCACACCCTACATCAACGAAGAGAATTGTGCTGATCTCCTCGTTTCGCTCCAATCGGCAGGCGTCTACAACGGCAAGAAAGACAAGCGTGGCGAGAAACTCGCAGAGACAGAGGAAGACCTACTCGAAACACGCACCGACGGTTCAGACGCATGGGACACCTTATATATAGGCTGCGAGCGGTTCCCCCGCCGAGGCGGTGCTCTTATCATCCCCTCATCCAACTGGGCATAACACAACACACCCGACTAACAGTTTGCCACCATGATCAATTTTCACGACTATTTCGCCACGCTTTGCCGACGCAATCGCATGGCAGCCGACCACCAATTTTGCACCGTCTCCTGTTCCGGAATCAATCATTTGGACAGCGTGCTCAACCGTTACGACACGGACGCCAATTTCGTAGCCGTCGACGACGTTTGCGACGAGGCCACCTTTCGCGATAGCGGCGGCTGGTTCAAACGAAAGGCCTACACCGTCTTTCTTCTCATGCGCTACGAGCACGACGACGAAACAGACCGACAGCGTAAGATGGATATTTGCCGCGAACTCCTTAGACAGTTCCAATCGGGACTGCTCAACGACGCACCGCTCTTCGTCAAAAAAGGCTTGTATGTGCAGATGGACAACATCCGTTCGCGCGAGATGGGCGGCATTTTCCTCACAGACTGCACCGGGCTCTACTTCATGTTCTATGTTGATGAACCGGTGAGTATCGCTTACAACCCCGAAGAGTGGATAGAAGAGTAGAGATGAAGCAACCCGAAGAGAAAGATTTTACCGCCTTTGCCCGGGAGTGGCATGATATGATGGTGAAGATCTGGACAGATCGCATTCAGACCATGGACATCCACCGCACCGGAACGTTGCAGAGCAGCGTGCACGCACAAGGGCTTAGCGTCGACGCCGAAGGCTTTTCCATGCACGCGGCCTATCGCTTTGTGGAATATGGCATTTACGTCGACGCCGGCACGGGTAACGGCTACAGCCGCGGCAACGGCGGCGACCTCAAAATTTTAGACCCTGTTGTGCGAGCGCAACGAGGACTGGGAGAACCGAGAAAGAAAAGACCGTGGTTTTCCGTATCGTGGGAGATTTCCAAAAAAGTGCTCAGCAGGAGATTGACGTACGACATCGGAAATGAGTTTACCGGTATCTTCGACTCATTAAAAGACAATCGCTGAAAACGATTTTGACGATTTAATTTGGGAACAAGTGGGGAAAATCGTATTTTAGCCAAACAGAATTTCAAAACAAAGTCATTATGATCAGCGATTATTTCTTCTATTTGGCCTGTGTGATTGGTTTCTTGCTCATAGTACGTGTCTTATACGTATATGAGAAAAACTATGAGCAATTCAAAAAAGAACTTCCTGAAATCGTAGAGAAAGAACAGCATGAAAAGGCGGTCAAGAGAGCCGTCAGGGAACGATATAAGCGAATTGAAAGCGAAGCCTTTCGGAAATACCCCGGACTGGGAGGGAACTATCTGAAAAGACGAGACTACATCAAAAGAAAGTGGAGAAGAACAGGAGGCTGATTTTGTCATTTTCTATTTTTACGCATAGCGGTATCTTTGACGCAAAAGGTCAAGATACCGCTTTTATTTTTCCAGTATGGTAGAAAAGGACATCAAGATTATCGAACTCCACGTCAACGACAACGACGCAAAGGAGAATATTGAGCAACTCCGAAAGAAGGTGGAGGAGCTCAACCAACAGCGAAAGACCGCCGAACGAGAACTCAAAGACAGTCGCACCACCGACGCGCAACGTCAGCGCGCCAAGGAGAGAATCAAGGAAATCGTCTCGGAACTCAAAAAGAACACCCGAGAGTTGGAGCGCTCCGAGAACCGCGTGCAGGCGCTCACCGAGGGCTTGCGCCGCATGGACAAGCAGACTCCGAAGGAGCTGCAAAAGACGATTCGCCAAATCAATGCAGAACTTAATTCGGGCGCCGTGCAGCGCGGATCGGAGCAGTGGGACGCCTACACCGAGGCGCTCAAGAGTGCCAAGAAGGAATTGCAGGATATTCGAAAACAGCAAGAAGTAGAAGAGGACAAGAGCTTTGGAGATAAGATCTCTGATTTCGGCAACAAGTGGGTGGGAACAGTCGCATCCATTGCTGGCGGCATGGAAATCTTTGACAACGCCAAACAGTGGGTGAGTAGTTTCGTCGATATGTACGCCGACATGAAGGAGCACATGAGTGGCGTGTCGAAATACACCGGGCTGGCAGCAGAGGCGGTGGACGAACTCAACGAGGCGTTCAAGAAGATGGATACCCGAACGCCTCGCGAGAAACTCAACGACTTAGCCGCCGACGCCGGACGTTTGGGAATTAAGGGCACACAGAACATTCTTGACTTTGTCGACGCCGCCGACCAAATCAATCTCGCTTTGGGTGAAGATTTGGGCGAGGACGGTGTGAAGAACATTGGTAAGCTCACACAGCTTTTCAGCGATGGACGTGCCATGGGACTCAAGAACGGTATGCTCGCAACCGCGTCTGTCATCAACGAACTGGCACAGTCCTCATCGGCGGCAGAACCCTATCTTTTGGAATTCACCGCGCGTTTGGCCAGTATCGGGAACACGGCCAATATGGCACAGTCTGATATTACTTCGATTGCAGCCGTTTTGGATCAGGGCATGGTAGGCGTCGAGAAAGGCGCCACCGCCATGCAGAACGTATTGACGGCTATCTACAGACGACCCGCCAAGATGGCAAAGGCCGCCGGACTCGACGTGAAGAAATTCACCGAGCTTGTCAAGACCGACGCCAACGCCGCACTCTTGCAGTTTATCGGCGCGCTCAAAGACGCACGCTCGTTGGAGAACATCGCGCCCATGCTCGAGGAAATGAAGCTTTCGGGATCGGGAGTGACGCAGACGCTCGCAACTTTGGCCAACGGGCTCGACAACCTCAAAGCCACGCAGCAGCAGGCCGCACTCGCATTCTTGGAACACACATCGGCCACCAAAGAAGCCGAAGCGGCCAACTCCACCGTGCAGGCACAGCTCGAAAAAGCGCAGAAGGCCTACAAAGATTTGGCCGTCGAACTGGGTGGACACTTGGAGCCCGTGGTCAAACACATGGTTTCATCCACCGGACTCATGGCAAAGGCGCTGCTCTATGCTATTCGGTTCGCCGTAGAGCACAAAAGAGCCCTCATCACTTTGGGCGTAGCCATGGCGGCTTATACGACCGGACTGATCATTACAACCGCATGGGAGAAACGTTTTTGGGTGGCAAAAGCGCTGAATCTTGTTGCAGACAAAGCAGCGGCCATGTGGACGGCCATAAAAATGACGGCTATCATGGCATGGAATGCGCTGCTGGCACTCGTGACGTGGAACACCGAGAGAGCGGCGGTCGCACAGATCATCTTCAATTCGGCCATGGCAGCCAATCCCATCGGTTTGCTACTGGCAGGTATCGCCGCTTTGGTTACACTGATCATCACGTTTACACGAAAGACCGAAGAGTTGACGCAGAAACGTTCGGTGCTCAACGACGTGCAGAAAGAGGCCGTGAAGAAAGCCACCGAGGAGATCGAGGTAGTCAAACGACTCCACCAAATCATTCGCAACAGCAATGAAGCATACGACACCCGACGCAAAGCGATTGAGCAGTTGCAAAAGATGGTACCGGGCTATCACGCCTCATTGACCAAAGAGGGGAAATTGACCGAGCGCAACACCAAGGCGATTGCTGAGTATATCCGATCATTGCAAAACAAAGCCCTGGCTGAAGCCGCCTACGATAAGCTGGTGGAACTGCAAAAGGCACGAATTGAGCAGCAGATGACAGTCGACCGAAAGAAGTACAACATCCGAGCCGTTGATAGAGAACTGAAAAAGAAACAATACGAATCAAGGACGCAGCGGGCTGTCATGTATTCTCCCTCAACAGAATCAACATATCCAATAGATCCAATAGAATACGAAGGAAATGAATTGCGTACTAAAAAACTCGATGAGCGCCAAGAGCAAGTCGACGCCCTCAATTCCGCGCAAACCGAGTTGAATGAAACCACCAAGCAAATCAATCAGCTCAACAACTTTGTCCAAGGGAACAACGAGGTCAAGAACTTTTACGGCAAACTCATCAATCAGAAGGCCACCGACTTCTCCACCGACGACACCGGAAGCGGCACCTACACGCCACACAGCACCACCGACGAGAAGAAAGGTTCGAAGGAAGACAAGCTCAAGAAGAAGGAACTCGAAGACGGAAAGAAGTTCATCGTCGAGGTAGACAAGCAGCACCGCGAAGCCAACGACAAGCTCAAGGTGCAGTTCGCGCAAGGGCTCATCACCACCGAAGAGTACAACAACGCCGTGGCGAAGAACGACGAACAAGCCCTCAAGCGCAAGCGCGATTTCTACACCCGCAATCTCGATCAGCGGCAGAAGTGGCAGGACGAGCTCAACAAGCACGCCGACAAGGAGAAGAAGCGCACCGAGGACTGGTCGATTGCTGAAATCGACAAGCGCCACAAAGCCGAACTCGACGCGCTGGAACACAAAGAGGCCGAAGGGCTCATCACCACCGAGGAGTACGAGAAGCAGCGCGACCGCCTCACACTTGAGCACCTCAAAGCCCGAGCCGACTATTACAAGCAGTGGGGGCGCGTCGACGACTACGAGAAGGCCGCCGCGGCACTGCAGGAGGAGGACAATAAGCAGCGACTCGCACGAGAGCGGAAGTACCAAGAGAAGGTGAAACAGCTCCGAAACGAGTATCTCAAGAAGAACGCCGGCGAACTCTTCCAAGAGGAGATGAAGGTGATCTCCGAACTCCACACCCGCAAACTCATCTCCGAAGAGGAGTATTTGCGCTTGCAAGCGGCTTTGCGGCTCAAGTATCAAGGCGACGACGGCCGCGGCGGACTCATCGCCGAGGAACGGCAGAAGCGCGTCGACGAGTTCCTCACAACGGCGCGCCACAGCGCGAGCGGCGAACTCGGAACGCCGCGCGACGACAAGGACGAGAGCAGCCATACCGCCGGCACCAATGCTTTCGGCGTTTCCGAACTCGCAAAGAGCGCCCTCAAGTTGCGCACACACGCCGCCACCTACGACGCGCTCAAACGCATGCGCGACAAGGACAAGGAGCACGCGCTGGAATACGCCGCCGCGTTCAAGCAGCTCGACCGCGAACGCTTGCAGGGCATCACCGACGCGGCCGCAGCGGCTTATGCCACCTTTGGCGCCGTCGTGTCCACATTCGGCGACTTGCAGCGCGCCGAGGGCGAGGCGCAAGTGGCACGCACGGAACGAGAGTACGAGGCCAAGATCAAGGCCGCAGAGGGCGACAACGAGCGCACCAAGCAACTCGAAGCCGAAAAGCAGGCAGCCGTCGCAAAGATCAAGAACGAGTACAACCGCCGCGCCACCGGCGTGCAAATCGCGCAGGCCGTGGCAGGCGGTGCCATGGCAGCTATCAACGCCTACTCATCGGCAGCCGCCATCCCCGTCGTGGGGCATGTGCTGGCGCCCATCGCCGCCGCGCTGGCAGTAGTCACCACGGCCGCGCAGATTGCCACCATTCGCAAACAGGCCGAGGCGCAGCAGACGGGATACTACGAGGGTGGTTTCACCCCCGGCCGACGCTATCGACAAACGGCGGGCGTGGTGCATGAAGGCGAGTTCGTGGCTAACCACAAGGCCGTGAACAACCCCGCGGTTTTGCCTGTGCTCCGACTCATCGACCACGCGCAGCGCAACAACACCATAGCGTCGCTCACTGCAGCCGACGTGAGTCGGGCCATCGCGGCGCCGGGAGTTCCGCCGCAAGGGCGAACACCCGCCGCCGAAAGCAGCGCCACAAGGCCGGCCATGGCACAGAGACGGGCACAGCCCGACACAGTGCCGGCCGATACCGTGGCGCAGGGGCTGCAGCAAGCCATCGACCGCCTTAATGCGCGCTTGGAGCAGGGCATTCGCTCCACCGTCTCCATCGACGGGCACGACGGCGTGGCTTATCAGCTCGACAAATTCCGTAGATTGTCCAACCACAAATAAACCCTACCCCCGTGACAAACCTCTATATCGACGGCCGGCAAGCCGTGTTGGAAGCCGGCACCAACATCAAGATCACCGCCGAAAACCCACTCTTCACCGACGCCGGCACCTACACGCTCGAAGTGAATTTGCCGCTCGACGGCTGTGCCGAAAATCAACGCATATTCGGCGCCATACACCGACCCGACGTGCTCAAAGGCGAGCTCGTCGCAAAGCGCTGGAACTTCGTGCTCGTCGCACCCCCGCTGCACATTGAGGGCAAAGCGCGCATTTCGACCGTGGACAATGAGAGCGTCAAGGTGCAACTGCTCGCAGGCCGTTCGGCGCTCAACGACGCGGCCACCGACCCGCAGGGGCGCGACCTTTATGTCGACGAACTCGACGGGCTCGGATACGTCTTTGAAAAGGCATACGCCAAGGCATTCCCCGACGCCGTGCTGCAACTCTATTCCCACACCCGCGACCTTTGGCTCAAGGGGCAGATCACCGTCCAAGGGCGCGACGGCGACGAGAACGCCGTGGTGCTCCCCATCTATTCCACCGCCGACAAGGCCACGGCCAACGAGCTCTCGCTGGTGCGCTGGGGACGGCAGGGACGATATTTGAGCACGCACCAGCAACACGGGGAAGAATATGAACTCGCCCCCGTGGGCGCACGAGTCACACCCTTTCCCACAGACGACAGCTATGTGGAAGCCGGCGGACAAACGCAGTTCAACAGCCGCACGCCCTTTGCCCCACAACCCTTTCTCATCTTTGTCGTCGAACGTGTCCTCAAGGCCTTAGGTTTCACCGTAGCCCCCGAAGACAACGCCGTGCGCGGCACGTGGCAGGAGCGGCTCATCATCGCCAACTGCAGACCCACCGTGCAAATCGCCAAAATGCTCCCACACTGGACGGTCAAGGAGTTCATCCGCGAGGTGCAGCACTTCTTTGGCGTGGTGATTTATGCCAACGCCGGGCGCGCACACATCGTCCGAAAGCGAAAAGCATACGGGCAGGAGGGCACCACCCACTTCATCGACCAACCCGTTGACGAGTACACCGCCACACTCGACGACAGCACGAAGAAGAGCGACACCGCGGCGGCCAATGTCGTCTACAAGTTTGCCGAAGTCGACAAGCGCATGCAGCTCACAACCGATATTGAAGAGAAAGCCAAGTGCACCGCCGAACCCAACTTGCAGGCCATCAAGGAGGGCACGAGCGTCGGAAGTGGTTTCAGCAGCGGGGGCAATCTCTATACGTTCGCACGAGAGTACGTCATCACCAACGCCAAGACCGGTTTTCGCCACGCTTACTTTCGCGTTCACGCCACCGAGCAGTGGCAGCTCGAAGTCATAGACCCCATGGGCGGGCGCTTTCCGAAGTGGAATCCCTTAGACCGAAAGCCTGAACCCGACGTGGAACTCCGCATCGTCCCCGTACAGACCGCCGTCCCAGCCAAGGGCATTCGCGCCGTCGTGCTTTGGAAAATGAACAGCAGCAAGAGCAACCGCTACGATTTTCGCGCCGAGTATTCCACACCCGCCCCCATCATGGCAACCGCCGACGCCATCCAAGGCGAAGATCAGACCGCGTGGTGGAGCGTCTGCGACGAGCTGTATCCCAAAGTCCAAGACAGCAACAAAAACGAGCCCAAGGCGCGCGACGTCATCGAGGTGGCTTACTACAAAGAGGGCATGCACCAGCGCATTGAGTGGAACGGCAGCGCGGCCGACTTTCCCACCGCCGTGGGCAATCCTTTTTACGTAGAGCAGGAGAACATCAAAGAGCACCCCGCCGCCACCTACAGACTCCTCCTCAACTTCAACGGCCTCAAACCCGACGAAACGCCCGCCGAAGACCCCGACGACTGCATGCTCAAAACCGCACTTTCGGGCTACACCCCGCCCGACACCAACGTGCAGCGCGTCGTCTCCTTCATCGACCGCGGCGACTTCCACCCCGAAGACATCTACATCATCAAAGGCCGACGCTACTTTTGCCGCAAACTCGAGTTCAACGTCACCGAGCGCGGCATGGAACGACTCATCAAGGGCTATTTTCACGAGGCTGAATGAAATAATAACGTTTTTAGAGCTGTCAATTGAGCTGTTATTATAAATAAAGCTGTATATTCGCAGGATAATAACAACAACAATAACAACAACATCAATAAAGATAATAAGGAGGATGAAAACAAATGCGCTGGGAGTAGCCAACTACCTGTTGGAACTCGCCAAAAAGCAAAATATTGACGTAGAGCCGCTCAAACTCATGAAGCTCGTTTACATCGCACACGGATATATGCTCGCATTGTTCAACCGCAGCGCACTCGACGAACGCTTCGACTGGGTAGAAGCATGGAAATACGGCCCCGTCATTCCATCCGTTTACCACTCATTCAAATCTTACGGAAAAGAAAAGATAGACAAACCCACCACCATCTTTGCACCGACCCCCGACGGACTAAACTTCGAGATTAAGACCCCCATGCTCGAAGATCCTGATTTGCAGCGTGCATGCCAAGCAGCCTTTAATAATTTCGGACAATACACGGGAGTGGAACTCGTAGAAATGCTCCACATCAAAGGCACACCGTGGCAACGCTGCTATGAAGAGGGGAAGAATCGAAAGATCCCCGATGATTTGACCAAGTTGTTCTTCCAAAACCTTACAAGAGAAATTGTGTATGGAAATTATTGATGACGATAATGAAAGCTTTCTCAAGCGACTCTCAGAGGAAAAATCACAGGACTCCAAAGCCCGGAAAGCGATAATAGAGAACAGTGGGCAAGAAGAACGTTTAGGTCGTATGGAGATCTTGGGTGCCATCCATGTTCTGTCTAATAGCATCAAGAGACTAAAGCACCAAAGGTATGCAGATACGAGTCGGTTGAGAAAGATTTCGGCCTACTGGGTGATGGTAGTCGTCACATTATGGCTTGGTGGAGTATGTTGCGTGTTGAAATTCAACAATAGTTGTTTCTGTTTAAGTGATTCAGTGCTCATCGCACTCCTGACAACGACCACCGCCAATATCCTCGGTCTTCCTTTTATTATTCTCCAAGGCTTGTATCCCAAAGAGAAGGAGATGGAGAAAATAGACAATGAAATCAAGGAACTCAAAGACATGGACAAAGACAACTACCTATAA